GATTATTGGATACATATACTTGCTAAAGATAAAAAAAATCATTGTATGTTAGTGTTTGAAGTATCACGATTAAAAAAAATTGTTAAAAAATATAAAGATACACATACTCGTATGGTTGGAGATGGTGGTAGGTCTAAATGTGTTATACTTCCTATAAAAAAATTATTTGATAAAGAGACAGTGTGTCTAAATTAAAAAAAAGATTACTTAAAATAAAAAAACATCTTGACAAAAAAACATTGCGTGACCCAAGAACAGGCCCTCAATGGAGAGATAGAGTTAATTGGAATAGAATAAAAAATATTTTAAATAAACGATACGACTTGACCTAAGCATATCTTTATGCTATAACACTACTTATGATTGAAAAACAAATAATAAAATTACTGCTACGCAAAAACTTTTATGAGAAACATAAAGGTAAAGTGTCTAAAGCTATGTTCACTAATGGTACAGGTAGTTTTTACAATTCTATTGAAAAAGCCCACAACGAATATGATACTGATTTAACACTTGATGAATTAGAAACATTACATATTGATAAATATAATCCTGCCTTAACTCGTACTGCTAAAAATAATTTTGAATTATTGTTAGAAGATATACGCAATGAGCCAGAGCCTAAAGATGAAATTATATCTGACATTGTAACTGCTATACATAAAAGAAACATTGCACATAAGATTGCTTTAATTGCAACTGATGTATACAATGGTAAAGATGATGGATTTAATGACATTAAAAATTTACTTGACGCTCAAGAAGAAGAGCCTACTGATGATAATTCTGTTACAAAAGACATTGGTGAGTTAATGAAGTTAGTTAATGTAACAACTAAATGGAAATTTAATCTGCCAACACTTACAGAACGCATAACAGGTATTGGAGAAGGAAACTTAAGTATTATATTTGCTAGACCAGAAACAGGCAAAACTGCTTTTTGGATTAGTTTAGTTGCTAGTGAGGGTGGTTTTGCTTCTCAAGGTGCTAAAGTACATGCTCTTATCAATGAAGAGCCTGCAGTTCGTACACAAATGAGACTAATCAATGCGTGGACAGGGCTTGATAGAGATGAAATACAAGAAAACATGGACATGGCTACTAAAAAATGGGCCGAAATAAGACCAAATGTTAAGTTATTTGACACAGTAGATTGGACTATTGATGATATAGATTCGCATTTAGCTACACACAAACCAGATATTTTAATTATTGACCAATTAGATAAAGTTAATGTTGGTGGTAACTTTGCACGAAACGATGAAAAACTACGAGCTATATACACAGGTGCAAGGGAATTAGCTAAACGAAGAAACTGTTCTGTTATTGCTGTTTCTCAAGCGTCTGCTGACGCTCATAACAAATTAGAGTTATCATTTGATATGATGGAAAATAGTAAAACAGGTAAGGCGGCTGAAGCTGATGTAATTATTGGTGTAGGTAAGAGAAGTGATTTAGGTGAAGCATCGGAGAGAAGTCTGTGCATATCTAAAAATAAAATAACAGGTTGGCATGGAACAATCCATTGCAACATAGATGATAGATTGTCGAGGTATGTAGTATGATTACGATTGTAGATGTAGAGACTACTTTTCAAGTAGATAGTAAAAGACCAGACCCATCACCTTTTAATTCCCATAATCAATTAGTGAGTGTAGGAATTAATGATGAGTACGTATGTTTTTATCATAAAGAACACACAGAATATAATGTAAAAAATAATCATAAAATAGTTCAAGATATTTTAGATAAGACAACATTACTTGTTGGCCATAATTTAAAATTTGATTTAGCTTGGCTATTAGAATGTGGATTTAAATATACTAACAGAGTATATGATACAATGGTAGGAGAATACGTTATTGGCCGTGGATTTAGAAAGCCATTATCATTAAAAGAAGTATGCAAACGTCGTAAAGTATCATTAAAATCAGATATCATTGACCATTATATGGATAATAAAATTAGTTTTGAAAACATTCCTTGGCGTATTATTGAACAATATGGTAGGCAAGATATTGTATCAACAAAAGAAGTGTTTAATTCACAAATGGCAGATTTAAAACTTCCTCGTAATAAAGGATTACTTACAACAATAAAAATGATGAATGAGTTTCTTCCTGTACTAACAGATATGGAAATAAATGGTATTAAAATAGACACACAGGCATTAGAAGATGTACGCACAGAATTTCTTTTAGAATTTAACAGCTTAAAAGAAACTATAGACCAAACAATATGGGAAAAGATGGGTGATACAAGCATTAATCCATCAAGTCCAGAGCAATTATCGTGGCTTATCTATGGTAAAAAAGTACAAGATAAAAAAACGTGGACACAATTATTTAATATTGGTATAGATAAAACAACTAAAAAATCAAAGCGTAGACCTAAGTTTTCTCGTGTAATGTTTTCTAGATTAGTTAAAGAAAATACTATGGGTATTATGAAAACACAATCAGAGCAATGCCCTAGCTGTAAAGGTAGAGGCACTTATAGAAAGTATAAAAAAGATGGTGAGCCATTTAAAAATACAAGTAAATGCGAACAATGTTTTGGTGAGGGTGTAATATATACTGACATCAATGAAATTGCAGGATTTGGTCAAGAACCTAGAAGTGTATCTGATGTATCAGAAGGAGGATTTCGTACAGATAAATTTACTTTAAACTATTTGTTATCTTCTGATAATGAAGAGTTAAGACAATTCTTAAAAGATATTATTAGATATAATTCTATTGATACATACTTAAATACTTTTGTAGCCGGAATACAACAGCATACAAACAATAAGGGATTTTTACATCCTAAATTTATGCAATGTGTTACAGCAACAGGTAGACTGTCAAGTAGAGACCCTAATTTTCAAAACCAACCACGAGGTGCAACTTTTCCTATTCGTAAAGCTGTTGTGTCTAGATTTAAAAATGGTAAAATAATGGAAATGGATTTTGCTCAATTAGAATTTAGAACTGCTGTGTTTCTTGCACAAGATAAACAAGGCATGAAAGATGTTATTAATGGAGTAGATGTACATCAATACACTGCTGATATCATAGGTGTGTCTAGACAAAACGCTAAAGCACATACATTTAAACCTTTGTATGGTGGTGTAACTGGCACAGAAAATGAAAAAAGATATTATGACGCCTTTAAAGAAAAATATAAAGGCATAGCTAAATGGCATGAAAAATTACAAACAGAGGCTATACAACATAAGGTAGTTAAATTACCAACAGGTAGAGAGTATGCATTTCCCGGTGCACAAAGACAGGCATGGGGCGGTTCAACATTTTCTACACAAATAAAAAACTATCCTGTGCAAGGTTTTGCTACTGCTGATATTGTTCCTATTACATGTATTGAAGTATATAAACTAATGAAAGAGGCTAAATTAAAAAGTGTGCTAGTTAATACAGTTCATGATTCTATTGTTGTAGACATTCATCCAGACGAAGAGCAGGATGTAATTAATTTATTTTCAAAAGGAGCAGGAAATGTTATACCAAGACTAAAGCAACAATATAATATAGACTTTAATGTGCCCCTTGACGTAGAGATGAAGATAGGGTATAATTGGTTAAAATTAAATGAGGTAAACTTATGACTTATATAGACGAATATACAATACAAACCATTGGGTCAAAATGGCACAAAGGTAAAGAGAAAAAGAATCAAGTTCTTATAGAAACAAAATCTACTGATGGAATAGCATTAAAAAAATTAACTAGATTTTTAGAAGAGTATGAAGAGAACTTGACTAATTATAACACAGATTGTAAAATACATATAACATTTATAGAAAGGCATAATCATGGTTAAAACTGTAGGTGACTTATTTGAAGAGAATGATGATTGGGTTAATGACGAAGAGGCCGTTGCTCTTGAGAGAATAGTCGAACTTAAAAGAGACTATATTAAAGACAATGTAAACAAAAGACCAACTACATTACACATAAGTATAAAAGAAGAATTATCCAGTTATATGCTATGGTTTGCGGCATATTATGGATTACATGCCCAACTAACAGAAGGAGAAACACATATATGTGGACAATCAGTGAATTAGTACAGGTAATGATATTTCTTTCTTTAATCTTTTTTATATTTTTTACTTGACAAAAGTAAAAAATATGATATATACATATAATTAACCAAAAGGAGACATATGCTAATGTCAAATGAACTATCAAATATAAATACAATGTCAAATGAAGACATTATGAAGGCTATCGGACAAGACGATGGTGCAAAGAGGGCAGGTGTTCCTCGACTTACGATAAACAGAAATCCAGAAGATGATGATGGCAATCAACTTCCTATGGGTTCATACGCTGTATTTCATAATGAAGTAGGGCAAATAGTTTATGGTAAACCCATTATGTTCCGACCATTTATTAACTCAATGCAGTACATGCAGTACAGCCCAGAAAAAGAAGAGTATACTAATCGTTCTATCATCTTTAAAAATTGGCAAGAAGAAGCCATTGATATACAAGGGGGTACAAAATGTGGTAAGATACCACAACGTGATTGGGAAAAGTTAGGCTTAACAACAGACGAATTAGCTAATCAAAGAACAATCAAATGCTATCGTTTAATATTTGGTCAAGTAACTTTTAATGGGCACACTGCTGATAAAACAGAAGTCGAAGTTAAAGACTATCCTGTTTTGTGGAGAGTAGGTGGTGTTCAATTTAATCCAGTTGGAAATGCATTACAAAGTATAAGTGAGCGTAAAAGACTTATGTTTAACTGTGCTTTGCATTTAGATTCTCAAAAGAAAAAGAATGGAAGTAANGTNTATTATGTTTCTTCTATTAAAGTAAATGCTGATGCAGGATTAAAATTAACTAAAGAAGATGAGACTACATTAGGTAACTTCCAAACTATTATTAACGATGAAAATAATGAGGTATTGGATTTGTATAAAAACGCTAAAAAAAGTGGGTTAAAAAATGTTGATGCTATAGATGCAAAAATAGTTGAAGACGTTGACCCTGCTGAAGCATTAGCTAACTAGTGGATATACTTAATAAAGTACAAAGTTTCTTAGATGCGGCCTGTGAAAAACAGGTCGTTATCTCTGATAAACTTATTGAAGAGTTTGGAGAAGCGTGTAAAACTGCCATCAAAAAGCAGTTTACCGATAAGAGACCAAATAAATTTCGAGTACGAGCAAGTAACGCAGGTAGACCTCTTTGTCAACTTCAGATGGAAAAAACTGGAGCAAAGGGCGAAAGTCAACCTTATAATGCAAAGATGAGAAATTTATTTGGAGACCTTATTGAGGCGGCGGCTGTTCTAGTATTAAAGTCTTCCGGGGTCGAGGTGACAAATGAACAGAAATCTGTTAGATATAATATGTCTGATGGTACGCATATTGATGGTACATTTGATGTCGAAATTGATAATAAAATTTGGGATATTAAATCGGCTTCTCCATTTGCGTTTGACCATAAATTTAAAAATGGCTTTAACGCTCTTGCTAAAGGAGATACGTTTGGCTATGTTGAACAAGGCTACGTATATGCAGAGGCTGAAAAGAAAAAATTTGGTGGGTGGATTGCTATTAATAAATCTACAGGAGAATGGGCTGTAACAGAAACACCTTTAGCTGATGATGAGCATCGAGCTAAAGCTCTTAAAAAAGTTAAAGATAATTCAGATGCAGTAAAAAAAAACTTGCCTTTCGAAAGATGTTTTACTGATGTAGAAGAAATGTATAGACGAAAACCTACAGGTAATAAAGTACTTGGATTTGAATGTAGTTACTGCTCATATAAAAAGAGTTGTTGGGGAGATAAAATACAACATTTACCACAGCAATCATCTCAAGGATTAAATCCAAAATGGGTTTGGTATACAGAACTTAANAATCCTAAACAGGCAAATGAGAACAAGTAGTAGAAAAGCTAAAGGAAGAAGNCTACAAAACTGGGTTCGTGATGAATTATTATTACGATTTCCTAAATTAACAGACGAAGATATATACTGTGCTATAATGGGTGAGAGTGGTGCGGATGTTAAATTTTCTCCTCAAGCCCAAAAATTAATTCCATATTCTGTGGAATGTAAAAACAAAGAAACATTTAAAGGAATATATGATATAATGAAACAGGCACAAAGTAATACAAAAGTAACACAAGTACCATTAGGCATTATTAAAATGAATAATGAACAACCATTAGCTCTCATTGATGCTAAACATTTTTTAGATTTGGTAGGTAAACGTGACGGATGATGAAATTAAAATTATTGTTAAACCACTTGATGAAGGATTTGCTGTGTATATTGTTGAGCCAAATGCAAAAGAACCTATGACAGATAAAATGGCTTCTTGCTATACGTTAGCTAGAGGCATGATTAAATTTGGACTAGATACTCCAGATATAGCTTTTGATTATGGCATGCTGTCATTTAAAGAAGATGCAAAAAGAAATAAATCTAATGGTAATGGTGCGTATAGCGATATAGAAAAAACAGGTAATGTATTAGATATAACTAAATTATTAAAAGGTAAAAATGAAGAGTAATCAATTTTTAAATCGAGCAAGTGTTCTTGTAGAAGGACAAAGAGAAAAAGACTATGGTGACAAAGTAGAAAACCATAGTAATATAGCTAAGTTATGGTCAGCATATTTAGATATATCTGTTACAGCACACGATGTAGCAATACTAATGTCTTTATTAAAAGTAGCCCGTACTAAATTAGGAGTGGTAAGTGAAGATACTTATATTGATATGTCAGCTTATGGTGCAATAGCAGGAGAAATTAAATTTAAGGAGAAATAGAAAGAATGGATAACTACATTATAACAGAAGAAACAAGGGCTGTAATACTAAAGTATATGTATACACGACCTTATCAAGAAGTTGCACAGGGAATAGCAGTGTTAAGTCAACTACCTAAACTTGACCCAAAAATAAATCCAAGTTTTGTTCAAGATAATGCAACACCAAATAAAAAAAAGACATAAAAAAAGAGAGCATGAAGCTCTCTTATATCAATTAGAAGTTAGGTTAAACAATGATGGAAATATTTCGTTTAACTATGACTGGGTTAAACCCGAATTAATTGTAGAAAATATAAAAGATTATGAATACGCACATCTTCTTTCTGCTATTATTCGTCACTGTTTATCAAATGGGTATAAACTAGACAGTGAACTTAACTATTTATTAAGGAATATATGACAGATACTATTGATAAAATACAAGCCAATATGCACGCTCCTTTTGGGCCTATGCTTATGGAATTTAAAATGCCACAACCTTATATTGATATGCTAAATACATATGGAGATAAANTATCTGCNAGTGATAAAAAATCAAAACAGCTAGATTGGTCAGATAGTCTTGTGGGTAATGTNAAACAAGAACATAAAATAGAACCTCATATATGGCAAGAAAAATTAGGAGAGTATCCTAGTTTTTTTAATTGGATGGCAAGCTGTTTAAATATGTATA